TACAAGTTCTGCTGTTGAACTTATCACTTACAGTGCTTTAATAATAGAAAAGACTGCATCAGGATATCTTGTAAAAGGTTATGACAAAAACAATCCTGTAATAAAATATTATGCTCCAATTCCAATAACTGCTGATCCAACAATTCAGGTTGGCGGAGTGAGTGCGTCTTATGTTAATTGGGCAGAAAACAAAAGATATGATGTTGGACAATATGTAAAATATGCCAATGAATTTTATGCAGTAGAGACACAACACCTTTCAGAAAGCACTTTCGACCTATCAAAATTTGTAAAACTTGTTGAATTGCCTATCGAAGGAGGAGCAGTTGCACAACTAAGAAAACAATTCAGCACAGATGTTTCAACAGTTGCATATGGCACAACCTACGAAACTGTTCAAGAAGTGGTTGATGTGATTTTAGGATATGGAGAATACCTAAAATCAAAAGGTTTTAAATTTAATGATTTTGAAAAGAGTTTAGAAAAAGTTTCTAACTGGCAATTGTCAGTGCGTGAATTTTTATACTGGACTACACAAAATTGGGACGCCGGCAGTGTGATTAGTTTGAGTCCATCTGCAGAGAGATTAGTCTTAGAAACTCCAAATGCAACCACTGATAATGTGTTGGATAATTTTTATTCTTACGGCGTGTTAAAAGAAGACGGAAACAATTTAGACAAAAACTTTGTGCGTGTTACAAGGGATAGAAATGTATTTGAATTACTGCTCAAAGACACTATAAATGGAATATATTTCTGCAAGATTCCTGTGGTGCAAAAAGAAAACGTTTGTGTCATAGATAACACAACCACTTTCAATGACTTAATTTTTGATCCTGCAAGTGGTTACAAACAAGATAGAATCAAAGTATTAGGATACTTGACTGAGTGGGACGGCAGTGGAGTATCTCCAGGCTTTATATTTGATGAAGCGAAAATACAAGAATGGGCACCATTTACAAAATATGCTATGAGTGATGTGGTCAAACACAAACAATTTTATTACACAGCAAATAGTAAATTAAAAGCAGTAGAAAAATTTAATGAAGAAGACTGGCGTAGATTAGACAACCGCCCACAACCTTCTCTGTATGCAAACTTTGATTACAAAGCAAACCAGTTTGCTGACTTTTACGATTTAGATACAGACAACTTTGATACTGACCAACAAAGAATGGCACAACACTTGATTGGTTATCAACCAAGAGAGTACTTAAGAAATATCATAAATGATGATGTTGCTCAATACAAATTTTATCAAGGTTACATTAGAGAAAAAGGAACATCAAATGCATTAAGCAAATTGTTTGACGCTTTAGCAAGTGCGGACAAAGAAAGCGTTGATTTCTATGAAGAGTGGGGCATACGTAAAGGACAATACGGTGCTTCGGATACTTTCGACGAGATAGAATATGTGCTGGATGAATCCAAAGTAAGATTGAATCCTCAACCAGTCGAATTAACAGATACAGGCACAGGAGCAGAAACAGATCTAGTGTACAGAATACAATCAGGCGAGGTGTATCTAAAACCTGAAAATTACACACACAATCCTTTTCCTATAAAATATGACAAAAACACATACATCAAAACTGCAGGACCAGTAAATCCAATTGACATATCTGTTACAGTTGGCAGTTATGATGATTTATTGACAAGCACAACTTTAACAACATTAAAAGATGGACAATATGTTTGGGTAGGAAACTACAACAATTCATGGAATGTGTTTAGATATTCAAATACTAATCAAACAATCACAAGTGTTGTTGCAGGTCCTAATGGAATCACAGTTACCACTTTAAACAATGCTGAAATGGCAGTTGGAGAGATTTTTGTTGTGAATGCAAATGGTTCTGACTATGTGTTAAAATGTAGTTCAGTATCTTTAAATCAAATTGTGTGCGAACCAAAAACAGGATTCCAATCTATTACAACAGCAGTAGGATTTGTAAGAAGACTTGTTACAAGTCGTGTGTCTGATATTGCAGAAATAAATCAAAGAATTGTTGATCAAGGATTAAAAGATGATGAAAAATTCTGGGTAGATCAAAGTAATGATGGTAAATGGAAAATTGTAAACAATAAATTTGTTTTCAAACAGCATGACACAGTAAGTTCAACAACAGATTCAGGTGATGTAAGTTTTGGACAAGTATTATCAGCAAACAAAAATAACACAATACTATTAGTAGGACAACCAGATGAAAATGATGGACAAATTTATGTGTTCAGTAGAGGAACGGAAAGTGCTACATTAAGACTGATACAAGTAATTCAATCACCAACTGTAGATCCTATCTATCAGCAGACAGATTTATTTGGTTCAAACAGTAAATTTGGACAAGCAATGGAAATTTCCCCAGAAGGTGATTACATTTTAGTTGGTGCTCCAGATGCCAGCAATCTAAAAACAGAATACAAAGGACAATTTGTTGACACACAAAATTATGCAACAGGAAATATTGTTCAATACAAAAAACAATTATGGAGAGCAACTAATCAAATTATTGGTGCAGATCCTTCAGTAGATTTTACAACTTTTGATGCCGCGGGTTTATACAACGAAGCAACAGGCTCAGCAATCACTAATATGTTAATAGGTGATTATGTACACACAGGCACAACAACAAATCACCTTTTAATAAGAGCAAGTGCTGATCAATACAACGGCACAAAAATTGGTGACAAGTTATATCTAGATTATTTAAGTTTCACATCAGATTATAACCAAGACAGAAACAATTATCAAAAGGATCCAAAAGGACCGTTTGGAGAAAATATTAATGTATCAACAATCAGCAATGAAATATTCACAGGACAAGCAATACCTATTGTTGAAAAAATTGATGAAATTCTTAAAGTTGATATAACATTGACTGATCCTGTGGTTGGTAATGTGCTTACAACAGATACAGCACAAGGAACAGTAGTTTATGTAAACAAAGTTGGAACAAAAACTCTTATCTATTTGAAAGATGTGCAAGGTGTATTTTCTACTTCAGACTCAATCAATTTTGGAAATTTAGAAATAGGTGCCTATGACAGAGTGATCACAGAAGATTACAATCACCTAGGCGGCTGGTGGAGAGTTGACTTCCCAACAGCAGTTTCAACAGATTTAGGTGCAGATACATCTAATCACTTGGTAATATATGACATTGTAAGACAAGGTATAACAAGAACAATCAGCCATTTCAATAACTCATTAGAGATACCATGGATGCCTATCAGTCCGCAAGGTCCAGTTTATAATGCTGAGTTCGGTATGCTGTCTTATTCACAAAGTTACTATGTGGATCAAAGCACAAACAGTTGGCAGGCAAACAGTTCGCCAGTCAGTGTGTTAAGTAACAAGTATTTTATCAGAACAGACGTTCAAACAAGTTATCATGCACTAGGCAAACAGGCAGGTGATCAGATCAATGTTTGGTTTAACACTGTGTCAAACAACAGATACACTTTCCCAGGATTGAATATTTCTAATGCTGACACCAACGGATTAAAAACAATCAATGATGTTTGGGAAGGCTATGTTGATGTTGACTCACAACCGGACAATAACGCAAACTTCTATGTGCCAACAGTTGGTGACGTTGTCAGATGTGATACTACTTACACACAAACAGCAGGCTTTGGTGGAGAAGGTACAGTGGCGGCAATTCAATATACAGGATTGCAAAAATATAGATTATGGATCAAAAATTTATCAGGCAATGGTATGCCATTTGTACAAGGTTCCAATGCAGGCTTCAATGGAACGATCACAGTTGTAGGTACACCAAATAGATTGTTAGGTAATATTGAACAAACAGCATTTACAGATAGCAATATGCCTCCAGGAATAATTGGTAATTTATTAGTGTTTGAACACACAGCACCAATTAACTTCTCAGGCACAATCACAGAATACTTTGGAAGAGATATTGAATATTGGACTTGGGACGAACAAACATTGGATGGTATTAATGTTTCTGCAAACACACCAAGCAGTGTCAATAGAGATTGGATACAAGTTTACAACATTCCAATAGGCGAAGGTGTACAGAGTGCGTTCACTAACCAAGGTTGTTTCCTTGTGTACAAAAAAGAAACTAGTGGACAATTTAGTTTTGCAGGTGGTTACAGCATACCTGACGCCGCCACTGGATTAAGATTTGGTTCTAGGATTAAAATTAGAACAGTGGGCAGTGAAACTGTTGCGTACATTGGTGCAGAAGGTGACGGCACTACAAATTTACCAGGCAAAATTTATTTCATAGAAAACAGTGCTACTAAAAATTGGTGGTTAGGTATTGATCCTCAATACAGAGGCGTATTTGAAAACACAGTGGCTTATCAAACAGGTGAACTAGTTGTGTATAACAATCAATTGTACAAAGCAACAACTAATATGATTGCTGGTGCATTTGACACAGCAAATTGGCAACTACAGAATACGCACACAGATTTCTTAGGCTACATTCCAAATGATTCTGGAGTTGAATTAGAGAATGATAGTACTCTAGATCAAAACAGCATGGTTCAGTTTGGAAATAGATTTGACATTGACACAAATGGAAACAATATTATTGCAAATGTATTGTATTCAAATGACAGTCAAAAAATAATTGTTTACAGATTGCATGACAATCATTACACATACAAACAAACAATCACTGCACCAGATGATTCAGGACCTACAATTAATTTTGGTGCTGATATCAGTATCAGTGGCGATGGTGAATTAATCGCTGTTGGATCTCCTCTAAAAGACTTTACTGATATAGATATGGGTGCTGTTTATGTTTACAAGAAAGCAACAGACGATTCAGGTCTATATTCACTAACACAAACTTTAACAAGTCCTGCTAAAGAAGTAAGTGAAAACTTTGGATATGCTTTATCTTTCAGTGGAGATATTCTTGCTGTAACAAGTTTAAAAGGTGACATGACAATTAACACTGCTTTTGATAGTGGCACAACAAGTTTCGATAATGAAATGACGTCATTCACAAAAATTGTACAAGACACAGGTACAATTCACATTTATGAAAAATTTGATAACACATTATTGTATGCAGAAAAATTCACTTATGCAGATACAAGCATACAGCAATTTGGTTCTAATTTGTTAGTAAATGTAAACCACGTTTATGTTGGAATGCCTAATCTACAATTAATAGATGAAGAAGTAGGTACAACTATTGACTTCCGTAGATCTCAAGATGCAAATAACTGGACAAGTGTACATGAAACTGTTGGTGGAATAGAACAACCTGATTTAACAAAAATTAAAAGTGTATTCTTATACAATAAAAAAACTAAAAAAGTTTTGGCAAATCTAGATTATATTGATCCGATCTTTGGAAAAATACCAGGGCCAGCAGAAGAAGAAATTTTCTACAAAACAAAATATGATCCAGCATACTACAATCAATCAGGCTCCACAAAACAAGATGATTTGAATCATTGGGACCACACCCAGGTAGGAAGATTATGGTGGGATATAAGCAAAGCACAATACTATTATCCTTATCAAAGTAATATAATTTTCAATAATGCTTACTGGAATAAATTGTTTCCAGGAGCAACAATAGATATACATGAATGGACACAATCAAAATACACGCCTACTCAGTGGAATACTTTAAGTGCAAGTCCAGAAGGTTTATCTTTAGGTATAACAGGCACAGTTTCAAACACTAATAACTTTGTGTTGAAAAAACAATATGATCAAGTTGCAGGTGTGTTTACAAATGTTTATTTTTACTGGGTAAAAGATAAAACATCGATTCCGCAGATTGAAGGAAGAAGTTTATCTGCAAATGGCGTGTCAAAATTAATTAAAGATCCAAGATCTCAAGGATACAAATATGTAACGATATTTGGTTCAAATAAATTTGCTATTGTAAACTGTGGCGGATTAATAAGTGATAAAGATGCTGTAATAAACTTTAGGTTGATTAACACAGCCACAAATAATGATATTCATGAAGAGTATGCAATAGTAACTGAAAATTTAGCGTCTAGCAAAATCCCAACAGACATTGAAACTGTTTGGTTCAACAGTTTAATTGGTTACGATGAATTAGAAAATCACGTTCCAGATCCTGAATTAAGTGAAAAATTAAAATATGGTACGTTGATGCAACCAAGACAAAGTTGGTTCAAAAACAAACAAGAGGCTTTGAAACAAGCAATTGAAAGAATCAACAGCACATTAATTTCTAACTTAATTGTAGATGAAGTAGACTTATCCAGTTTAACAAAATCTGATCCAGCACCTTTAACAGCAACAGGTTTGTATGATGTTACAGTTGACACAGAAAAAGATTTACAATTTGTTGGTGTTGGTACAGTAAAAACAGCAACTCTAGTTCCAACAATTGAAGACGGAAAAATTAAATCTGTATTTGTTTCAGACGCAGGTAAAGGTTATAAATTTAAACCAACAATAACAATAAACACAACAACAGGATCAGGTGCAGTAATAGAATTATCAATAGACGTAAATGGTTCAGTGTCAAATGCTGTTGTACGTGAACAAGGTAGTAATTACAAGTCAATAGACACAATCACTGTGCGTGATTTCAGTGCTTTAGTAAATGCAGACAGCACTGTTACAGGCAAATGGGCAATATACTCTTACACAACAGAGGGTTGGACACGTACAAGAATACAAAGTTACAATGTTGGATTGTATTGGAACTATGCTGATTGGTATGACACAGGATACAGTGAACTTACTGCCATTGATAAAAAAGTTTCACAAACTTATGAATTAGACGCAATCGAGTGTGATATAGGCGACATAGTAAAAATTGAAACTGTGGGCACAGGTGGCTGGTTACTATTAGAAAAAGTAGATAATAAAGAGGATGTTGACTACACAGTAAATTACAAAACTGTGGGAAGACAGAATGGAACAATACAATTTAACACAAAATTATATGATTACGCAAATCAAAATATAGGTTTTGATTCAAATAGTTTTGACGTTCAACTTTATGATAGACAGCCTATTGAAGAAACAAGAATTATTTTACAAACTGTAAGGGACAGCATATTTGTTGAAGAATTAAAATTAGAATACAACAAATTGTTCTTTGCAAGTATTAGATATGCTTTATCAGAAGATACTCTAAATGATTGGGTATTTAAAACAAGTTTTGTTACAGCACAACACAATGTAGGCGACTTGAAACAAAAAGTCACATTTAAAAATGATAATCTATCCAACTATGAAGATTACATTAAAGAAATAAAACCATACAAATCTAAAATTAGAGAATATGTAAGTTCTTATGATAAAATTGAACCTACTAATACTTCTTTAACAGATTTTGATTTACCGCCAAGATATATCAATGGAGTAATTACTCCTTCAAATATTAGGGTAGAAAACAATGCATTAGTAAATGCAGACAACATAAACACTTATCCAAACAAACATTGGAAAGATAATGTAGGTTTTTCAATCAAGTCTATTAATATAAAACAAGGTGGAACACTTTACAAAAACGCACCTACAATAGAAATAGTTGGGGGCGGAGGTTCTGGAGCCACAGCAACAGCATATATCAAAAATGGAACAATAAACAGAATAAATGTAACAAATGGTGGTAGTGGATACATTGGTGCTCCAACAGTAAACATTTTAGGATCAACTACAGGCACAGTTGCTGAAGCCAATGCAGTTTTAGGTGATAGCCTTGTTAGATCAACGCACATTGGTGTAAAATTTGACAGAACAACTGGAGATCTTTTACTTGCTAATTTAACAAGAACAGAAACATTCTCTGGCAACGCAAGTCAATTGAAATTTAAATTGAAATGGCCAATGGATTTACGTACAACAACTGTCAAAGTAAAAGTAAACAATCAATTAAAATTAAGAAGCGAATACACTTTTAATAATGATGTAGATGAAACTAAATCGTACACAAGAAATTGTGGTTATGTTTCATTCACTTTACCTCCGGCAAACAACGCAAATATATCTATAGAATATTTGATTGATCAAGATGTGTTACAAACACAAGATAGAGTGAATTTATATTACTCTCCAACTGCTGGAATGCCAGGCAAGGAACTTGCACAGGTAATTGAAGGTATAGACTATGGTGGAGTAGAAGTACGTAGTATAGGATTTGAAAATAAATCAGGCTGGGACAACCAACCGTTTATGGATGGTGAGTGGGACACGTATGATGAAAGTTATGAAGACGAAGTTTTCTATCTGGATCAAAGTACATTATCATTAACACTTTCTAAAACATTAGAAGCCAATGTACAATACAATGTATACAGAAATGGTGTAAGAGTTGATGATCCAAATTTTGGAACACCACAGCAAACAAATGTCAATGCTGTAATGGAAACAATCATTGGTGACGGCTCTACAAAAACTGTCGATATCAGTGCTGTTGAAACGGGCAATGACACAATAATAATAAGAAAATCATCAAGCGATGGTTCTTTCTTACCTGATCCTAAAGAAGTTGATACACTTTTACAAGGTGGTGATTTAGCATACTCTACAGCACAAGGTTTAAGTGCTGAGGATATAAATGTTGATGGAGATGGATTTGTAACTCCGACGTCATCGCATGGACCTGAAGAATTTGTACCAGGACAAGTTTTAGACACATTAGACATACAAGTTTATGATAGAGGTTCAAACACTGGAAGTAAAATTAACAGTTACAATTATATAGGTGATGGTACTACAACTGAATTTGCTTACACAGATTATCCGCAAAGTGCTGATGCTGTATTTGTTTCAGTAAACAACATATTATACAACAGCAATTTATTCACAGTTGATTATCAAAACAAAAAAATCATATTCAACAGTGCACCTGCAAATGGCAATAAAATTAATTTTATTACTATGGGCAACAATGGCGAATCTGTTTTAGATGTAGATACATTCACTGGTGATGGTTCAACAGTTGACTTTGTTACAAGAGCAAAATACACAGCAGGCAAAATTTCAGTATTTGTTAGAGTAAACGGTCAAAGAACAACATTCCAAGTTTTAGAAACAGACAGTTCATTTGCTGTACCAAATAGAGTAGCAATTAGATTTAACACAGCGCCGGCGATAGATGCTGTTATTAGTATTTGTGTATATGAAAGTGCAAGTCAATCATTCAGTGAAGTTACGCAAAATGAATTCACTGGTGACGGAAGCACAGCAACTTATCAATTATCGCCAACACCTTTTGCTCAACAGCCTTTGACAACTAATGTAATTGTTAAAGTTGGAGACAATATGTTAAGAAGTGGTTGGTACAAACAATTTAAAGTTTCAGCATTAAGAGAATATGAAATTGAAAATTGGCAAATAGTACCGGGCAGTATTAATTCAACTGACGTAAGAGCATTTTTAAATGATGTTGAAATGACAAGTTCACAATACAGATGGAATCCAGGAAATTCTAGTGTTACACTAGAGTCAGGTGTGGGTGTTGTTGGTGATATTTTAGATGTGTTCATAGACAATGGACAATACAGTGTATCAGACGCTGGTGTGTTGACATTGACCAATGCACCAACACAGAATACAAAAGTTACTGCTTATCAGTTCAGTAAACATGACATAGCAGACATTGAAAGAGAACAGGCAGATGTGATTGCTAGATTGTCAATCACAGTAAACAGCGACGATTATTATCAATACAATCAATTAACAAACGGTGTAATCTATCTACGTAAGCCGGCAGTTGATGCTCAATATGTTTGGGTGTCATTGAACGGAGAATGGCTAGCACCAAGTGTGGACTACACTGTGTCAAATGATCAAATGAGAGTGCTGATTTCTAGAACTGTAAGTCAAAATGATCAAATAGATGTCATGCATTTCTCTGCACCAAGTTTCATTGGTAAATTTGCATACAGACAGTTCAAAGATATGATGAACAGAACACACTTTAAACGTATAGGAAATGATAGACAATACTTCCTTGCAAATACATTGTACTGGTATGACAAAGAAATTGTTTTGAAAGACGCAACAGGAATAACGGAACCAAATATCACTGCTAGTTTACCTGGCATTGTTTTCATAGATGGTGAAAGAATTGAATATTGGATCAAGGATGGTAACAAATTACAACAATTAAGAAGAGGTACATATGGCACAGGAGTACCAACTCAACACTTTGCTGACACAGAAGTTCATGATCAAAGTGGATTCCAGACAGTTCCTTACAAAGATGAGTTTGTATCGGAAGTGTACACAGGAGCAGATGTGTCAAATAATCAATTAACTATTTCGTTTACTCCAACAAATGCTAATCAATTTGAATTATTTGTTGGCGGTAAGAGAATGCGTAAAAACAGTATTTCACAGTACAATCCAGCAAACGGACAGGACAGTCCTGAAGCAGATGACACTGTGTCAGCAGAATTCACAGTAGATGGTGTAAATCCTGTGATTACATTTACTAATACACCAGCCGCAAATGCCAAAATTGTGGTGATACGTAAACAAGGTAAAATTTGGCAAGAAGGCACAGATCCACTGAGTCAGACGGATAATGACATCGCAAGATTCATACGTCAAAAAGAAGTGGCTCCGCCGCAATAAATACAATAGAAATTGGAGCATAAATGAGTAAATTTAATGAAAACAACGGAGTTTTAATACAAGGTCATATTAAGATACATGACCCTGAATCAGGCGCTGTTTTCGTCAATAAACGCAATGCAATTCACTATGAGAACATGAGTATTGCTTTAGCGGAGAGTGTTGCTAATCAAGGTCAAGGTTTTATTAATTCAATGGCGTTTGGTAACGGCGGAACAAGTGTTGATCCAACAGGAATTATTACATATTTGACTCCTAACAGTACTGGCACAAATGCAAGTCTGTATAATCAAACATATAGCAAAGTAGTTGATGATAGAAGTGTAACAAACTTAGATCCTCAGAGAAATAAAATAGAAACTAGACACGTAAACGGAACAAATTATACAGATGTTCTTGTTACTTGTCTTTTAGATTACGGTGAGCCAAATGGACAAGATGCAGTTGATCAAGCATCGCAGGCAAATAGTTTATATGTGTTTGATGAATTAGGACTTGTTAGTTATTCGCCAAGTGGCACAGGTAAACTTTTAACACACGTGGTTTTTCATCCTGTACAAAAAAGTTTAAACAGATTAGTGCAAATAGATTACACTGTTAGAGTACAAAGTTTGACAGGTTTTAACGAGGGGTAATAGATGTCATATACCATAAGTTTTTCTGATGCAGTAAACAAAGGTACTATCACTGTCGAAGACAACACAGTGAACAGTCAAACTAGTTTACAGTTTCCAGGAAAAAACACAACATCATATGGTACAATTATAGCAGAGAATTTTCTACACGTATTAGAAAATTTTGCTAATAGCACGGCTCCATTAAGACCAATACAAGGTCAAACTTGGTTTGATACAACAGCAGGTGTAAACCAATTAAAAATTTATGATGGTACAACATGGGTAGCATCAGGCGGACTTAAAAAAGCAATTAACCAACCAAGTGCTTCAGAAAGTATTACCGGCGATTTATGGGTTGATACAGATCAACAACAACTATATCTATTCACAGGATCAGGTTGGATTCTAGTAGGCCCACAATACAGTTCAGGATTGACAACTGGTGCAACACCTACAACAATCAAAGGAACTGATGATTTAGACTACACAATTATAAAATTAGAAGTTGCGGCTCAAACAGCGGCAATTATTGCCACAGATTCATTCACTCCAAAATCTACAATACCTGGTTTTTCACAACTGCGTCCAGGAATAAATTTAAGTATAGCAAATATCAAAGGAGACGGTGTTGGTAAATTTTATGGCACAGCCGAAAAAGCAGATGCTCTTGTTGTAAGTGGTTCAACAGTTGCGGCAGGTAATTTTTTAAGAGCAGATACAACTTCATTAACAGATTTTCCAATTAAAATAAAAACAGATGATGGTATAGAAGTAGGTGCCGCAGGATCATTTAAAATGTTTGTTGAACAACAAGCAGGTATATTCCAATTAGGCACACTAGATGAAGAAATAGATTTCAGATTAAACAACCAAGGCACAACAACTACTGTGATGAGATTGAGTTCAGCAGGACAAGTTGGTGTGATGAAAACAAATCCAACTGCTGTGCTAGATGTTGCAGGCACTTTGTCCGCAGATGGCATAGTAACAGCAAATGATACAACTGATGCAACTAATATTGGTTCAGGTTCTCTTGTTGTTAAGGGTGGTTTAGGTGTTGCTAAAAAATTATTTGTTGGTAATGATACAAGTATTGCAGGTAATTTAACTGCAAACAACATTACACCTTCTGCAAATAACATACACAACCTAGGTTCTACAAATAATCAATACGGAAATGTTTATGCAAATACTTTTGTTGGAAACCTAACAGGAAACGTAAGTGGTACAGTATCAGGTACAGCAGGTTCATCTAATAAATTGACTCAAGCAACAACATTTAACATGACTGGTGATGTTACAGCAACAAGTTTTACTTTTGATGGACAAACAGGCGGCACATCTAAAACTTTTAATACAAGTATAAGCAATTCGTTTATTGGTAACCAAACATTAACAACAACAAGTCAAGTAAGTGATGAATTAATAATCAATAGAACACAAGGCACATCAGGAATTTTTAAAACTACTGTTGGTAACATTGTAAGCACTATTCCAACTCCACCAGTAGGTTCAATAACTTTATTTGCAGGTGCCACTGCTCCTGCTAACTGGTTGATGTGTGATGGTGCAGAAATAAGCAGAGCGGTGTACAGCACACTTTATGGTGTAATAGGAACACAATACGGAACGCCTACAACTTCGGCTGTATTTAAATTACCTGATTTACGAGGCAGATTCCCACTAGGTAAAGACAATATGGCAAATCCAGGTTTAGGTCAAGGTTCAGCAGACAGAGTTACTGCGGTAGCGGCAGATAATTTAGGTCAAGGTGCAGGTGATGAGAAGAAAACAATCACAAAAGAAAACCTACCGGATCACGAACACAACATGAGAGCAAACAATGGCGATCAATTCTTTGCTTCAAGAAATATTGCAGGTGCGTCAACAGATAATGAAGTGACAACTAGAGATGGACCTGATTTAACAAATACAACAGGTGCACAACAATTACCTAATTCAGGTGGAATAAGTGGCACAATAGGACAACAGATGGATGTAATGAATCCTTACATCACATTGAATTATATAATTTATACTGGAGGCATTTAATGAGTTATAAATTAAACAAAACAGATGGTAGTTTACTTGTTGATCTAGTTGATGGTCAATTAGATACTACTTCCAGTGACTTAACACTTATTGGAAGAAACTATTCGGGTTTTGGCGAAGTTTTAAATGAAAACTTTATACAATTATTAGAAAACTTTTCTAATGCAACTGCTCCAATCAATCCTTTAAAAGGTCAATTATGGTTTGACACAACTGAAAACAGATTGAAAGTTTACAATGGATCGGCTTTTGTTGCTTCAGGTGGTACAACAGTATCTAACACACAACCAAACATGGTTGCTGGAGATATGTGGATCAACAACGAAACAAGTCAACTGTATTTCTTTGATGGTACAAATTTAAGATTAGTTGGACCAGTATATTCTAATGCCCAAGGTACTTCAGGTTTCGAAGTTGTTAGTTTATTAGATACACAAAACGTTACACAACACGTTATCAAAATGTTTGTTGCAGGTAGTCTAGTAGGAGTTCATTCAAATGCACAGTTCACTCCAGTAGCAACAGGTAGAATTACAGAACTTGTTACAAGTTCTAATCCAAATGGTGAAATCAAAAAAGGTTTTAACACTGTAGGTACAGATTACAAATACATTGGCACATCAACAGTTGCCGAAGCACTTGTTGATGGTAATGGAACAATAAGAAATGCTGATAGTTATCTTGTGTCTGATGGTGATGACACAACTGTAGGTGCATTAACAATACAAAATAATGCAGGTTTAACTGTTGGTCTAAACAATAACACAAAATTACAATTTACAAATAATGCATTTACTATTGCTAACCAATTAACTGGACAAGATGTAGAAATTAAAGTTAGAAATCCAGCAGAATTATCTGCATTGAAAGTAGATGCAACAAACAGTAGAGTTGGAATTTACAAAGCATCACCTACAAAAACTTTAGATGTAGGTGGAGATGTTAATATTGATGGTAATCTTGTTGTTGCAGGTACAACAACATCTATAGATGTACAAGATTTAAGAGTAGAAGACAAAAATATTGAACTTGCTATCGACAGCAACGGTAATGTAGGCAATGATGCCGCAGTTGATGGTGGTGGTATTATATTGAAATCAAGTCAAGGTGACAAATCATTTGTGTGGCAAGACGGCACAGACAGTTGGACAAGTTCTGAATTTATAGATTTAGCGGCAACTAAAGGAATAAAAATTAATACAAACACAGTTTTAACAGAAACAGCATTAGGCGCCAGTGTTACTTCTGCACCTGGTTTAACAATACTTGGAACTTTGACACAATTAGTAGTAGACGATGTTACAGTTGATGGTTCAAGTGTGTTTACTTCAGCAAACAATTTACAATTAGGAAGCAATGGTCCAATCACTGTATTGAACAGTAACAGAATTACAGGTGTAGGTGCACCAGTAAATGATTCAGATGTTGCAACAAAAGGTTACACAGATGGATCAACTGTCATAGGTTTAGATATGAACGTGACAGGGTTGAATATGTCATCACCTTACAATGATGTAAGAGATGAATTAGAAAAATTATTCCCAGCAGGTGGTTACACTTTGGCAAGTCCTAATAGACCTACAAATCCTAACTTCTCAAACAGTGTTATACCAGCAAGAGGACAGGGTGCATTGGCAAGAGTAAGAGCAGTAAACTATGGTTCAGGCGGTGGTTTCAGTATTCCAAGCATACCTTTTGCAGGTTTAAAAAACTTTACACCTGTTGATCAGACAATTACAATACAACAAAGAACAATTTCAACAGTGACAACATACAGTCAAGACAACAGTTTAGGTACAACAACAAAAATTACTTGTTCTGCATCACACTACTACGAAGCAGGTCAAGCCGTTGTAATCACAGGCACAACTTTTAGTGGTGGTATTGCAACAATAGACGGAAACTACACAGTACAGGCGGCTGAATTTTCAGCAGAATCACCTAACTTTGTGTCATTGACAATCAACTATGACTCACAAGCGTCAGGATTGAATGGTGCCAACTACAATGCGGCAAGTGGTACTATTGAAAGAACACCTGTGGTAGGAAACGCAAACAAACAGGTGGTAGAAGACTTTTCAGACCCAACAGGCGTAACTGGACAGGTTACTTTTGCTCCAACTACTACGATATTACAGTTTGGAGTGAACAATGGAGTATGGGAGTTTGACAGAACAATACCGTAAAGACGATAAATATTACGAAACAAGGGTACTATGGCATATATTGTAAACAAATTTGATGGAACTTTAATAGCAACTGTGCAAGATGGCACAGTGGATCAAACAACTAATCTAAGATTCATAGGTAAAAACTATGCTGGATATGGTGAAATACAGAACGAAAACTTCTTACACCTATTAGAAAACTTTGCAAGTGGTAGTCAACCAAGTAAACCAATCAGTGGTCAGATATGGTTTGACACATCAAACAGCAAATTGAAGTTCTACGATGGCACAAAATTTAGAACAACAGGTGGCGCAGAAGTAAGTACATCTGCTCCAGGTGGTTTAACAACTGGTGATTTTTGGTGGGATTCAGCAAACAGTCAATTATATGCTTGGGATGGCACAAGTTTTGTGCTTGTTGGTCCACAAGGTACAGGTTCATCAGTAACACAATTCACAACAAGACAAATCAAAGATTCATTAAATGCAAACCAATTAATTATTGAAGGTAAAGTTAATAACACAACTGTTGTAATCTTCAGCGGAACAGAATTCACAATTGGTACAACAGATCCAAACAACACAATAGCAGGATTTGATGTTGTTAAAAAAGGATTAACACTTGTAAACACTCAGGCGGCAACAAGTGGTATCACAACAACTGATCACAGATATTGGGGAACAGCATCTAACTCAGATAGATTAGGTGGCTTCCTTGCTTCTGATTACATCAGATCAGGTT